CGGTAATGAAGGAGAATAGCGAACACATTATATTGAACAACCTATAGGTATTATACCTGAAAGTTGTAACGCTAGGTTGGAATATGATGAAAAAAAAGAAAAAACTTATGTTGTGGTAGATGGATGGATTTACGAAGATTATGGCAATGGTGCTGCTGAAATTATTAAAGAAAAAGGTGGTACTAAAGTTTCTGTAGAACTTGGAGTAAAAAATTTTTCCTATAATTCTAAAAAGAAACGTTTAGAAATTGAAGAATTTGTTTTTATGGGTGTCACAGTATTAGGAGAACATGTTGGTGAAGGAATGTTGGGTAGTAATTTAAAACTATCTGATTTTTGTAGTGCAGAAAACAACCTAATTGATTTCACACAGGTAAGTAAGGAAATACAAGAATTAAATGAGAAAATTAAAAATATGGAAAAATTATATTTTGAGAAAGGAGGAAACGGATTGAAGCTGGACGAATTATTAGCAAAATATAATGTAACTAAAGAAGATTTGGATTTTGATATTGAAGGATTAACTGAAGACGAGCTAGAAAAAATCTTTTCAGAAAAATTTGAAGATACAGACTCTTCAGTAGAAGAAGTTGAGGATGATAATTCAGAAGAAAATGATTCTTCAATTGATAATTCAGAAGAAAGCGAACCTCCTGTAGATGTAGAGTTAGACTCAGAAACTGAAGAAACAGATTTACAGGACAAAGAAATTGAAAACACTGTATCAGAAACAAGTGATGAGTCTAAAAAGAAAACATATTCTATTAATTTAGGTGAAAAAGAATATACATTTGAATGTTCTTTAGACGAGGTTATTTATGCTTTAGAAACAGTTGTAAACAATACATATTCTGAGCAGGATAATACATATTACACAGTTAAAGTATATGACAAGCATGTGGTTATGTTAGATTTATGGACTGGAAAAGCATTCAAGCAGAATTACAAAGTACGTTCTGGTTCTTATTCATTAACTGGCGACAGAGTTGAAGTATATGCTCGTTATGTTACTAAAGAAGAAGAAACTGCTTTAGATGAAATGCGTAGTAAGTTTTCTGAAATGGAAAGCAAATTAAATGACTATATTGCTAAAGAAGAAGATGATAAAAAGAAAGAATTAGTAAGTTCAGAAGATTATTCCTTAATTTCCGATAGCGAAGATTTTAAGGCATTAGTTGACAATATTAATGAATATTCTTTATCTGAATTAGCATCCAAATGTGATGCACTATTATTACAATGTGCAAAACAAAAAAATAATTTTAGTTTTTCCAACAATACAGATGGAAAAAGAAAAGTCCGTACAGGAAACCAACGAGAAGAAAAATACTCACCTTACGGAACATTATTTCAAGAATATAAGTAAAAAAATTTGAAGAACCTTGAGAGGTTCTTTTTTAGTGTAAAAAAGAAAGGAGACTTAAAATGGTTGATTTTATTAAATTTACTAAGCATGCCTGTGCGGGTAGTTCAAAATTAAAAGCTACTACTGCCGGACATATTTACAATATTTTAATTGAACAGGATTTAGACAATGGTTCTGTGGTTGCTAAAGGCGATTACGTAAAACCAGAAGTATATAAAGCAAAAGATAGTACAGGATTTGCAGGGAAAATTGTTGATGTAGCTGCAAACGGAAATTTCTATGTAGAAGTTGAAGATCCGGGAGATGCAGTTTTACTGTTGCAAGTTCCTATGATTTATGAGGAATATACAACTGCTATGCAGCATGAATCTAATTTTTATAATGCAAATGGCGACATTGTAAGAGGCTATGAACTGTATAAAGGAGACATCTTTGAACTTTCTAAAGAAGGTTTTGAAGGCACTCCAGAAAAAGGTAAATCTGTAACTATTAACAGCAAGAAAGTAAAAGTTGAAGATTAAAGGGAGGAGTAAGAATATGGTTAATAAAATAAATTTTTCAACAGAAAATTTACAGAACGTATTTGCTGTAAGAGACTATAACGAATTCTCCCAGTTAATGTTTGACACTGGAATGAATCGTGAAAAAGTTTCAAAAGATGAAGCAAATGATAAAATTCGTGAAATCATGTTTAACATTTTAGGAACAGATAAATATTCCACAAAAAAAGAAATTAGACGTGCTTTCAGACGACATAAAGATGAAGTATTCGAGGTTATTGAAGAAACAGTTGAAAATCTGTTAGTTAGCGGATGGGGAGACAATCCTTTCTTCAATGAATTTGTAGAAATTAGAAACATGAATGATGGTGATACAAATGAATTTTATGTTCCTGACGATAGTATTCTAACAGTTTCTGAATTATCAGGAAATCACCACGATATAGTACGTCAAAGATTAGCAGAAGGAAGTACATTCCGTGTTAAAACTTCTTGGTATGGGGTTAAATTTTAGCTCCAAAGTATTGTAAAATGCTTTAAAATTATAAACACATTGAATTGCTGGAAATCCTTAAAGCTAATTACACCACAGCATAAGTATGAAATATGACTAAGTGCGAAGGTTGTGAAAACAGAAAAAAGTAATTAGATGATACATGGTTAAATCCTAAATATCAAAAGCAAGAAACACCTATTTTAGGTGTTTTTATTATGCTCAAAATAGGCAATCAGCAGCGAAGCTCCGAACAGGAGAACGTTCAACGACTATCTCGTAAGAGAGTAGGGTTACAAGCTATTGGTAATTCGAAGTGGTGTGCAGTCACCTACGTGTGGCTGAAGATATAGTCTAATCTTTAGTGAAAGCTAAAGGGCTTTTGCCAACAAGGAGTAGCGTCCTAATGATAACATTTTTCGAAATAATTACAAAAAGAAGGTATTAATGAAAGATAATTTAACTGAAGAATTATGCGGTATTTACTGTATTGAAAATACAATAAACGAGAAAAAATATATTGGAATGTCAAGGAATATAAAAAGAAGATGGAATGAGCATAAGTCTTATTTAAACAATCATACGCACGCAAATCAATATTTACAATCAGCGTGGATTAAGTATGGAGAAACAAATTTTAACTTTTATGTTCTTGAGTTGTGCGAAGAAAAAAATCTTAGCGAAAGAGAATGTCATTATATTAAATTATACAAATCTATGTCGCATCAAAATGGATATAATTTAACCCCCGGAGGAGAAAATACTTCTATCGGTAAGGTTGTTATATGTCTAAAAGATAAATCCACCTATAATTTTGTGCATGAGGCAGCGAGCAGTGCAAATGTTAGTTCTGCAACAATGTCTATTTGGTGTAAACAAAAACGAAATTACATGTATCTGGAAGAATTTGATGAATTAAGTTCAGAAGAAAAAGATTATTGGATAAATTTTAATTGGGAAGAATATGATCATGTCAGATTAGGAAAAGCCCATTCTCGTGAAAACTTATCTAAAGAAACACTGGAAAAATATAAGCAAGCCCTTACAGGAGAAAACAATCCAAGAGCTACTAAAGTATATTGTCCTCAATTAGATGAAGCATTTGATTGTATCAAATATGCGTCAGATAAATATGGAGTTAATCGAGGAAGTATTACTTCATGTTTAAAAGGGAGATTAAAAAGTGCTGGTAAACATCCCGTTACCGGTGAAAAACTAACATGGGAAAAAATCGAAAAATGATATCAATTGTTAAATAAAAATGTAAAATTTACGCAGAGTATGAGAAGTTTATGACTGGTAAAATTGATTGGGCTAAATTCATTCAGAAAATTTATGAAGCTTATGACAAACTTGTAAACGATATGGTATATAAAGCAGTTATGGCTGCTGGTACTAAGGTACTGCCTTCTAGTCAGTTTAATAAAACAGGTAAATTAGATGACACTACAAAAGCTCAGTTCGTAGAATTAATTGAAGATGTACAGGCTGCTACTGGCGATGAAGTAGTTATCATGGGTACAAAATCCGCTCTTTCTAAATTAAATGGTATGATTGCAACAGAGTGGATTTCAAACGGAATGAAAGATGAACGTCATACAACAGGTAGATTGGGAATTTGGGAAGGAATCCGTCTGGTTGAAATTCCTCAGTCTTTCGCTCCTAATGATACAAGTAAAAAGCTGGTAGACAATACAAAATTACTGATTATGCCTGTTGCAGATAATAAGTTCATTAAAATCTTTAATGAAGGTGAAGCCAATATTAAAGAAGTTAATGATGGCAACACAAACATGGATATGACTATCGAATATGAATTCCAGAAGAAAATGGGCGTAGCTACTATTGTAGGTAAAAAATTCGGTATGTGGACAATTGCTGGGTAAACCAGTTTTTTAGAGGTGGTATAAAATTACCGCCTCTTTTCAAATGGATAAAAAGGAGATAAAAATGGCTAAAGCAACAAATGTAGAAGCTGTTATTAAAACAGCAAAACCAATAAAATCAGAACAAGAAAAAGTTGTTCGTAAATTTGAACCTGAAGATTTAGTTCTTGTACGTTCTATTACTCAGGGCACTCTTCTGCTTCCGGGAAGTAAGAGTCAAATACTTTATACATGGGAATCTTATGGAGATATTGTACAGGTTGAATATCGTGATTTATATACTTTAAAAGCAAGTCGTTCAGGGTATTTATATAAACCATATTTTATAATTGAAGATGAAGAATTGCTAGAAAATCCACACTGGTCTGATTTAAAGAAATTATACGATAGTTTAATTACTACATCAGATATCAACACTATTATAAATCTTCCTGTTGCTGATTTTGAAGAAACTTTAAAAAGCCTTCCTGAAGGTTTTAAAGATGCAATTAAAATGGAAGTTTCAACGAGATTAGATGCAGGAACATTTGATTCTATTAGTAAAGTAAAAATTGTAGATAAAATTTGTGGTACAGACCTTTTCAATCTCTTGTAAAAAGGAGTGATAACCTATGACTTCTTATGATGAAATATATGAGAGATTTTCTACAAAAATTACAGATTATAAGTTGTTAGAGCTGTCTGATAAAGATGTTAGGATGATGCTGCATGATTGGTTAAATGGTGCTATAGCAAAATTTAGACGTTGCAAGACAGATTTAACAAATAGGGACGATGAATTAAACAGTTTTAGAGATGATTTATTAGATATTGAAAAAGAAATATTAGCTGAACTAATGGTGGGAGAATGGTTAGCTCCACAATTGAATTCTGTATTATATACATCACAATTCTTTGGGGGTAAAGAAGAAAAATTTTATGCCCAAGCAAATCAGCTTGATAAACTTATGGCTTTAAAAGAAACTAACCGTGTAAATTGCCTAAATCTCATGAGGGATTATGGTTATCAAAATTTTATTTGGGGACGTAAAAATGAATAAAACAATTTATGGAACAGTTCCTATAAAATCCCTTAGAAACAATTATTCAGATATTATCAATCAAATCTATAAACTCTTACCTCTTAAAGAAAATAATAATTCAGATATTGATTATTATTTTTCAACTCTTCTCTTCCGCATTCGTGGAATGTCAAATCTTTTTCCAAATGAACCAAGATGGATTACCATATTAGCTTTAATTGAAGCAGCTAGGTCTGAAAATGACTTTAAGCTATATAGGAAAGCTGTTTTAGACTCATGTTCAATTATAAAGAAAATGGGTGAATATTAATGCTTGAACTTTATAGAAAAAGACTTAAAACATCTGGGAATTATATGGGAGAAGCATTAAAAAAACAATCAGACATGATTATGGATAATACATTTACAAGAGACATTGCTTACAGGAAATGTTATATAGATAACCAGCCTGTAGATGCAAAATACATTGTACATACTTATTATAGCATCTCAAAAGACGCTGTAGATTATCATTTACAGTTTAGACCTGGAGTACATTATCCTATTGGAACTTTTGTTGATATTCCAGATGATGTAGGAATGTATAACAGATGGCTAATTGTAGGTAGAAGTGATGAACCCCAGTTTGTTAAATATAATGTTTTGAAATGTAACTGGACATTTAAGTGGATTGTAAATGGTGTTATACACGAATGTTTAGGAGTATTGAGATCACGCTCAAGTTACAACGCCGGAGTATGGCACGATTATTACACTACAACTCCAGAGAATCAAACACAATTCATCGTACCAACAAATGAACATACACAAACAATAGATTACAATATGCGTTTTTTAATCAGTGATAATAAAATCAATCCTATTGCTTGGGAAGTATCAAAACGTGAAGATACTTTTCCGGTAGGAATAACTAAAATCACTTTAAAGCAAGATTTATTTAATCCAAATATGGATAATAAGGAACTTATGATTGCTGATTACTATAAAAATAAAGTTTTAGAGGACAGTTCTGAGAAGGTTGAATATGAAATAACCTATTCAGGAAAACCTAATCTTAAAGTTGGAGGCTCGTATAAAACCTACTCTATTCCTAATATAGATTTTTGTTCATGGAAAATCACTGGAATAGATACGAAAAATTATCAGGTTATCACACCTTACGACTCCAATCAAATAAAAATCAAAATCATTAAAGACTACAATTTAATAGGAAGTGTATTTACTTTATCTGCATACAAAGGTGATACACTGCTAGATGCAATAGATATCGAGGTGATTAGTATATGATAAGAGATATCAACAATATAGATGACTCTATTATTAAAGCTAAAAGAATTATAAAAGAAAAATTATATTCAGACCAAGATATTATTGAAGTGTTAAATAATCCTAAGCTTAATCCTGATGAGCCAGATACATATTTAGATGAAAATATATTTGATTATATTCGTGTTCCGGGAACAACAACAGATACAAAAAATTTTATATGCTTTGATATTAAGCAACAGTCAATGAATGTTAAAAATCAACACATGAGAGATATGCTTTTTATATTCAATGTGTGGGTGAATGAAGATAATATGAAGACACCTTATGGCATCTCTCGACATGATTTGCTCGGTTATTTAATCAGAGATATATTTAATTACTCTAATATCTTAGGAGCACAATTAGTTGAAATTGCAGATGTTCCGGGAATTATGGATGCATATTCATCAAGCAGAACTATAACATTTAAAGCTATTCAACCAGCATCATTAAATGAAGCAGTAAAAACTAATAAATATGAATTTGAAAATTTTCATAGGAGAATATTATGATTGATGAATTGAAATTATATGTTGGCGAAAAGTATAAAATAAATGACTGCATTGCTGTGAACAGTCCTACAATAGGAGATGTGATTTCTGTAGGAGAAAATAATTATTTTACCGTATTACATCTTTTAACTGCTATTCCATCTGATATGAAAGCAATGTTGTGGGATATGGGGATATGCTGGATGGATATATCTGATTTTGATTTTTTTTGTTTATTAACAAGAAATTTAACTTCTCAAGATACAAGAGTTTTTTT